TGAAGCCTTGCAGGCAGTGCGGTTTCTTCAAGTAAAAAAATGGCATCATGACTGCATTACAGACGATGCATCGGCGCATGTGACTCATCGCCCGAATGGCACATCAATGTCGTGGGTCTCAGCAAGATGTCTTCCAATAACACGTTGCACGTCGTCCACCTCGTTGGTGAGCAGGTCAGCCGATGACTTCCTGCCAAACAGCGCCTCTTGCACCTTGTCCCACATAATCAACTTCACTAGCTCTTTAGTTGGTGAGATCGACATTGTTACGACCTGTTGCATATCCTTCCCCCGAGCATCCAGCTCCCTTGCGACATGCGCGCAGTATGCATAGATGGCTTTGTTCTGTTGACTGGTGCGTGTTTGTGGCTTGATCTGATAGGTCAGCTTTTGATCCACATTAGCCATGATGTAGTTACATAGCTCACGCGCCTGATATTCGTTGTTTACTACCCAATTATGGCTGCTCACGAGTTATTCTCTCCCCGGTCTTCGTGTAACACCGACCGTACTTGTTGAGGAAATACTCCTGATGCGTACCTAGAAAGTCGTGATACAGCTCGTCTTCCAGCTCCATATCTCGACTGCTAATTTTACCACCCTCTGCCTTTTTTTTCTGCGTAAAGGGTGAGCCACCACTATCGTTAGCGCGCTTCAGCCAGTTGACTACAAACCTTGGGCCGTTGACCTTTCGCTTGCCCGGATTAGCGTCCGCCCAGTTACCGATGGCTGCTAGTTCCTTATGCACATCGATCTTGTCGTAGGCTCTCTGCCAGTTAATGATCTCTTCGTCACTTGGCTCGTAATAGGTGCCGTCTTTTAGAATTATCACTGCACGTACTCCCTGTCCTGATAGAAAACCTTCTTCATTTCCCAGTGCATGAGATGATCAGGCGGGAAAAACCACGGACACTCACGGCCATCATCGTGCATTTCCAGCACTCTAAAAAAACTACCTTTGTAACGACTTTCCATGAACTCGGCCATTTCCTTGGCATCCTCAAGGCTCGGATACATGCCATCCATCATGCCTGACCGCATATCTACAACTACGAACTGATTCATTATTTTCCGCCTCTTACTACTGAAAAATACTCTTCAGTTAACTCAATGAATTGTACGCCTGTCGCGTTCGCCCCACCCATATCAAGCAGTGCATCACTGTACAAGCAAGTGAGATCCTCTATCCAATCTTTAAGAATATCTGCTCGTAAAAGAGCGTCTTTATCTTCCCAGCCATCACTTACTACAATCCCACCTTCACCGCCCCACTCACAGAACCGAAGTCTTACTTCTTTACTTAATTTCATCCACACTTCCCCTTTTAATGCCAGAGCAAGCTCTGACATGAAGTTAGTTAATAATGACGAGCGTTAATTACTGTATCGAATCTTGTCATCTATCCGCTTGACCTGCTCTCGGCCAGCGGGGCGCATCATGAAGAGGGTCAACTCCGCTCCGGGGTTCTTCGGTTCCCCGGCCTAACGCCCAGTAATCTCTGACTTAAAGGAAAGAAGTGTGTAGAAAGGTAACAAGCTCTTACACATCGTAACGAGTTGTCACACGTTGTAACGTAACGTACAATACACACATCTTTTACTTCTAGCCGAGGTTGAAGATACCACAAGTTTGACCCCCTTAGTCAACATAGTGGAACTCCCGTGACTCCCCCTCTTTCGAGGGGGTTTCTTTTTCTAGGATTGCAACGGCATAAACCATTCGGCAATCCGCACTGACTCACCGAATCGATTCAACACCGTCTTCCGTTCTGAGAAGATTGTGTAACCCTCTGCCCTTAACTCAGAAATACGTGCCGGGCACTCAATAACCCCTAGCTCATGCCATGCACTCAGCCTAGTTAGCCGCTTACCGCTGTTTAGGTGCGATAAGATCCTTTTCTTCTGACTCATTGCTCTTTCTCCCGTAAGAACTCAGTAATTGGCACGCCGAAGTAATCGGCCAGCATGCCAAGTGTGTCCACTGAATCAATTTGCTGTCTCCAGCGATATACAGTGGCCCTAGAGACGTTTAACCCTAATCCGAGGTGTGAACCTGCCTGATCATCAACGTCCGTTAGAAGCTCGCAGAATCGCTCTGCGGCGCGCTTAGAATGGGATGTCACTATCATCTCCCTGATCTATCACCTGACGCGCCTGCTGCATGCCTTGCTTGTGGACATCATCCTTAAGCTTGGTCGTAAGGCGCATGTAGGTGTTGCCGTTTTTATCTTTAGCCAGCCACGCATTGAGCCAGTGGTCATTGCCATTGACGTCCGTGTAACTCCCCTTGTAATCGGGATGCTTCTCATCGGCCTTCTTATCGTTCTTAAATAGAACGCCCCGGTTAGTGTTGTCATACTCCATTTGCTAACTCCTTCCTTGCTTGATTGAATGCGTCGTTACCCTTGCACGCCGCACGCTCTTCGGTGGTAAAAACGCCACCCTTAGTCGGCGCTCTAAATAGAGTCGCCATAGTCTCGTGGTCAATGTCACCCCACATTCCAGCCAGTGAATACCAATCCTCGTTGGCAATTGCTTCCTTTGCGCCGTTAACCCAATCCCAGTGCTCTCGGACAGCAGCGTTGTATTCAAGCAAACCATCATCCTCAACAGGCTTAGCCTCTTTAAACTCTTCAGCCTCATCCTCTGAGTACACGTAACCGTGTAAGCCGGCCAGCTTGAGGATCACCCGGTCTTTAGCGCGTTTCTCTGCCATCGCAAACGGGTAAGCGTTCTTGCAGTTGTTTGGTGCAACCTCACCGATTGACCAAGCCTCCATATCACCTAGCCTCCCGGTAACTTGAATCGCTACCTGCTTGTTGGCTGGGTCAGTGACTAAGTGGACGGGCGCATCGAATGTAATGCCTTTCTTTGCCGCAATCTTTTCTAACGCCTTGTGCAAGATGACGCGAGTACCGTGGCAATCCCAAGTGGATGTATTGGCTGTCTCGCCAATCTCTTTTAAAACATCGATAACGGGCTGTGGAATATCACTCATAATTAGGCTCCCTTTGCCATTTCTTCATAGGTCACATCTTCGTAACCCTGTTGTGGAGCTACACTCTGCGCATACTCCACGCGTGCAAGCTCCTCGCCTGCCGCATACCCTTGTGAGAACGCATCAGACATGCGCGGCTTCAGCTCCATATAACGACCGTAATATCCGGTCTCAAAGCCTTGCCGAAACTCCCTAGCCAGTAACCGCATGGCATGCTCCCAGCTCTTCGTTAACACTTCTTCATAATCAATCATTACGCTCCCCCTTGAGCTTCATCGATTGGTGATAGCCGTTGTAATAGGCGTCTGTTTTGTATTCTCCAGCAAGGATGTTTTCCTCGCAGTCAGTCCAGCCGGCAATGAACGCCTGCTCACACAGCTCTAGGTAATCCTGTAGCCGTGCATCCATCTCAGCCTCGCCGACAGTCTTAGGCCGGTCAGTAATCCAGAACAGCGCATCCAGCTCTTCCTGACTCAGTAACTTATCGCTCATAGCGACATCCCCCTCTCATATTTGTAAGCAGACAAATCGTCAGGCTCGCCCATCTGGGCGTTGTGGTTATGTGACTCCTCAACAAGATACTTCTCAAGGAACCAGCGACAGCCATCCCAGTACAGGTCGCGCGTAGTGTTAACCCACGGCCCTGATGCCTGACTGTCAACGAATAGATTCATAAGCCACTCAGCCATGTCCTTACGACACGACTGGTCATCGGCCTTATAGAAAACTTCAAAAATGGCAGTAGACATCAACTCGTCGTAATCATTAAGAAACGCCCACGCGACTAGCTCGCCACGCATTTCGCCAACGATTAGATCAATGTCTGATTGCCAACCCGGAAACCTCTGATTGAGGTCATAGATATCAACGTACATAGCCTTCTCCCGTATGTGCTTAATTGCACATTAGAGATACTACATACATATAACGTGTGTTGCAACATCTGACACAACCAGTGTCATAGCTACCGCGCTACGTGTGTCGCCTTAAGCGACATGAGAGTGTTCTACGTGGAACTTAGGGGTACTCAGCGGTACGGATCATGTGCGCTACTTCTTGCGCCCGGTTGCCTACCTGACTGGCCCAGCGAGAGTCTAAAAAGTGCTCTGCCGCGTCCGAGTAAGCGCCGGCCTCCATACTCGCCAATGCGTTGCTAAACTTTTTGAGAGTTGTGATTCCTAAGTTAAAGCAAAGATTGACCATCGCATCCTGCCTAACTGGCTCTAGATCGATAAACCAAGGAAACACCAACAGCTCTCTGTAGCATCGTTGAATGTCATTCTCCAGCAGGTAGTCGATCTCGTCGTCAGACAAGCCAAGACCGGATTCGGCAATGTTACGGCCTACACCAATTGTCTCGTAGCCAGCAGAGCAAAGATATACGTGCTTGCGCACGCCCTCGTGGATTCGTAGTTGATCAGATAGCTTGCTCATGATTCCTCACTTGCCGCCCATGTTGCTGAAGCCGTAGTAGGCGGCAACGATAGCGGCGATAGATACATAGTAGATATTAGACATAGATGATAAGAGAGTGCTTGCGTTGGGCAATCCTAGCCACTCAGTGAGAACTACGCCGAAAGGGAATACCAGCATACCCATAAGAGAAAACCACGCCATACGGCGCTGCGCGTCCCTCTTAGCATCGGCATCTTCCATAGCCCGGCGCTTGTCCTCCAGCATAATCGCTCGCTCTTCATCGTCGATAATGCCGTCGTTATTAAGATCGTACTCTTCTTTAGTCATTCTTTTGAGAAGCCCCGAAGTAGAAACTGATCACCGCAGAAACCAAGCCGCCCATGTAACCGAGCACGAGGTTGATTAGCTCCATTGAGTTCTGCTCGGGCGGCATAATCGTAATCATCGCAATGTAGCCGCAAAAGAAGCCGACCATGACCAAAGCAATCAGCTTAGCCGTCCAGTCCTTTGCGAAGTGCTTTCTGGCGTCTTGTGTGTCAGCCGCTTCTAACGCAAAGATATCGACATCCATTGCCTTCATCTTGGCCTCAAAGTCTAGCTCTGCCTTCTTGATTTCTGCCAGTTGCTCAGGCGTTGCGTTTTGCATGGCCTTCTCGATCTTCTGTGGCTCAGGATCGCAACCCAATACCTCAGCAATCATATTAGCCGCCGCGCCCCCTACAGGGCCACCCAAAGCCGCGCCGAGGGTAGGAGCTAACGAACCAATAACGCCTTTTAATGCACCAAACTTCATCCTAAATACTCCATGCCTTTTAGTAGGCTAACCACAAGAACCGTGTTGCCCCAGATCATTCTTTCCAGTCGCTTAAACTGATTCCCACCGTCATCGAGCCGTCTTTCTATTCTGTCTAACCTGTCATCTATCGACTTGCGCAGCACCTCACACTCCGCTTGGTGTACCTCTATGCGCTTTAACGCCTCTCCTGCTGTGTCCATTACTTATCCGCCAGTGGGTTATCTAATGCCTTCTGGACTAGCGCCTCTAACCGCTCCTCCAGCTCCTTCATATCTTGATCTTGTGACGCACGTAACTGCTCACGACGAGTCTCAAACCGCTCGTCTGCGGCGTCGATCATCTCTCGCGCGTCTTTCTGCACAGCATCCATTGCGTCACGTAGCTCTCTGGTGTTGCTCCGAACTAAATCTTCAGTGCGATCTGCCTGTTGTTCGATCCTGATTATATCATCGCGCAAGCCGTTTTTAATGTCCCGGCTGTACTCCACCGCCTCGGTCACCTTCGTATCCATGACCTCCATCTGCTGCTGGTACGCCCCGAGATCTAGTGTCGCAATCTCTTCGACCTTTTGGTACATCAAGAAGCCACCATACAGCGTGCCGCACAAGCTACTAACCACACCAAAAGCCGCGATGCGAGCACCCCAAGACATCCGGGATACGTGCCCGGTTACCATCTTGACCTGATCTTCGATGTCTTCGCTCAATTCTCAAACTCCCCCTCGCTGGCCGCCATCCTTCGTAAGTTTTCTACCTCACGTCGCAGCTTCAGCACCTCTAGCTGTTTTTTCTCCAGCTCTAGCTTGTACAGGGTGTTGCAGTTAATTCGCTCTTCAGGGCCATCCAGAGGGATCACAATGCGCGCATAGACGCCGATATCTTTCCGTTGTGGATTGATAGGATCACGGCCAGAAAAAGGGTCATCAGCATTGTTAATGATGCCGGTAACGCCAAACTCTAAGTTCGTACCGCCACCTATCGCGTTAGAGCAATCAAGGTCACCGGCTCGGAACTTGTCCGACTGATAGCTGGTCGGCCCACTAGGTAGTTGTAGGTTTAGCGAGTTATTCTGCCCGTAAGCGCTGGCACACAGAAAAGGCAGTAGAAGTACGATTCTCTTCATAGTAGTGGCGGCTTAAATTTAGAGCATATTCGCGATGCAATTAACGTGCCTTCAAGGTCATCACGCCGCAACTTTGATTGCGAGCAAATGTAGTGCGCGCGCCTTGCGTCAGACTCCCTGATATACACGTCGAAAGTAACGTGCGACAGGTACTCTAGCTTCAATATGCGATAACCAGTAACGAATGGCACTGGATTCCACTCAGCATCAAAGACGCCTATCTCATACCACTCAACGTCTTGCCGCTTATTAAACATCCGCATCTTGGTCTGCATGATGTCGTCAACATAGGACGGCTTCAGGCGCGGATAGGTCGGCAACATCTCGTGCGCCTGCGCAAATGTCGCAACAGACGCAAGAATTACCGCTAGTGTTTTGTAAAACACTCTTAGTTGGCGATACATTCTGCCATCACGATTGCACGATACTGACCACCGGGGAACGACCGGCCGTAGCCATATTCCGCTTTGCTTGTAACCTTGAACCACGTAGATCCCGCGGTGTGCAGGTCAAACTCGCTCGTGTACTCGTATTGGATTTTGTCAGTCTCATAGTCAGACATCGCTGTGTCTGAGACCTCGCTCACCTCAACATCCGCAGTCCACGTAACAATATCGTCTAATGTGGGTGACGTGCTGAAGCTGTTAGGGGCAATGACACGAGCCGTGTAAGCCTCTCCCAGTGCAACGTCATATCGAATGATGGGCATCACACCGCCATCTGCCGGCAGGGTGCTGAGAGTGCCGGCCGTAGGGTTGCCGAATACGCCATTGATATCGGTATTAATTTGGCACTTGGACTCCACGTTGCCCGTAATGACTGCCTCTTCCCCCATTGCCGGCAATGCTAAACATGCCAGCGCGCTTACTGCTAATTTGTGCATCGTTACATCCTTACTTGTATTGTGATTCAATCATTTGTTGGTGTAGGAGCTGTTGCGCAAGGCCGTTACGTAAGCCTCGCGGGTTATCAGGTATATCTTTTACCGGCAGCGTAACCGACTCTAGGTAAACGCCACCTTTAATTTTTGCTGCGTAATACGGGTCAAACCGCATCTCATTAGCCATCGCCGCCACCATAAAATCTTGCGCAGCGCCGCTTGCAATATTGAGAGCATTCTCGGATGCCGCAAGACCCTGCTCTAACCGGTCATCGGCCTCTCTTTTTGCTTCTCTCCTATT